GCCATAGTTAGCGCGTCTTTTCTAGGCGTAGGTTCTTATTCAGTTTCTCACTTACGCGGTCTAAAACTTTGGATACTTCCACTTCGACCGTCGGCATAGCCTCGCCTACGCCTTTTGCTAGTACGCGGGGGGCTTCGGGTTCGCGTTGGTCGCCATAGGTAATTAGGTTCTGTACAAATTGGCTACGTTCGTTAACGCCTGCGTGGTCAAATAATGCGCCGGCGGCGTCTTTCTGTTGGGCGGTCAATAGGGCAAACGGGCGCGCCTTAAAGTCTACGGTTTGTGTGTAGGCGTTCGGGATAGTGCGGCCGTCGATATATAGCGGGCGGGTGAACGTTACGGTGCGTTCTTTACTTGCGCGTTTTGCTACTAGCGTTTTAATGCCTGCGGTTACGCGTTGTATTTGGAAGTTAGTGTCGTTGCGGCCTTTAATCATTGAGCCGCGCGCCATTCCCGATAGGGGGTAATCGGTTGGTACGAAACTACGCGCTTGTCGTACGACTTCCGCGCCTGCCCCTTGCTGTAGGTCGGTGGTAATTTGCCTACGGAATACGCGGTCGAAGTCGTTTATTTCTTTTAACGCCTCTTGTATGCCGAATACTTGTAGGTCACCTGTTACGGGCATTTTGGCGGTTCTGTTTCTCTAGGGCGTCTATTACGGTCACTAAATCGCGTGTATCGAACGTAATCGACGACGGCCAAAAACCGACCGCTATTAGAAGTTCTGCTAGTTGGCGGCGGTAACTGCCGCGGGGGTAGGGTTTGCGGGTTCATTATCCACCACTTCTAAATTTTCCACGGAACGTAGGAAATCGTCAAACGCAACGGGAACGGTTACCCCGTTCATCTTGGACGCTTCGTACGCCATAAACGCCAACGCTTCCATAGAAACGCCGGTAGCCAAATCCGACGCCCGCGCCTTGTATTTGCGTTCCCATAAGACAGTTACGAATAGGTTGGTAGTGACGTCGTAGGTTTCGCTGTTGCGGGTTACGCGTATGGTTAGGTTCATTGGTCGGGCCTTTCGTGCCTATTGAATTACGGGGTGACGTCCTCGGAGTAAACGCCGCCGTGGAAAGTCACATCCACGGTACTAAGTTCTCCGAGCGCAAACGTGTGTGGTAGTTCGGCCAAGAACGCCCCCGTAAGGGTAAAGCCGGGGTTGGTTGCACTATCTGTACCTACTGCGGGCTTTACGACGACGGTGGTAGTTGTACCGACAAGGCCTTTAAGGGTTGCGTAGGTTTCGCTAGCGGCGTAAGACATATAAAGGGTTAGGGTTACTTCGTGGTCGCCTAAGCCTTTTACGTACTTGTTGGCGGTGTCACCGAACGCGGTAGCGGGCAGTTCTGCGTAACGCTCGGTAAACGTGGCGGCCGTACATTGGTCGGACAAGTCGACGCTATTTACGGTTACTACGGGGTTGGAAAGAATGGTGCTAGTAGCCATTGGGTTTAGTCCTTTGTTTTGTCGGCCTTGTCGGAAACTTTACTAGCCTTAGCGGGCTTTGTGGGGGAACTCTCACCAATGAAACCGCCCCATATAAGCGCGTCAATGTTGTAACCCTCGGCACGTGCGCGTTCTACGTCGAATTTTGCGCCTACGACGCCTAGACGTTCGGAAAGAATAATAAACACGGGTACTCCTATTGGGTTTGGGCTTGTATGGATAGTTGTAAATCGTATGCGGGTAGTTCAGTACCGCCAATAATGGCAACCGTTGGGCGGCCTTCAAGTACCCCGATATTTGCGTTTAATAGTTTGGCGGCAAGGTTCATTAGTGACCGTTGCGCGTCTAGGTTGCCGGGGCCTAGCGTAATTACTCGAATGGGGTAACGCATTTTTACTATGTTGCCGTTGAACGCCTCGAACGTGGGGGCGTCAATAAACACACACGGCGGGGCTAAGTTGCGCGGGTCGGTAACGACGGTGACGCCACTAATGGCCGCAATCTTGGCGGCTAGGTCGTCTAGGACTTCGTTAAATAGGTCTGTATAGGCGACTACGGGCATTAGGCACACGCGGGGCGGTCAATGCCCAATAGTTGTTTAACAATTGCGGATAGCCCCGTGTAGACCGTTGTACCCATTTGGTCGAACGACGCGAAACTATCTCCGATACTGCCACGGGAACGGTAAAGCGCGCCCCCATATTGGATAGTTCCAAGTTTTACGGCCTCGCTAGGTGGAGTAGTCAAACTATCAAAGTAGTTAGCCTCTTGCCTGCGTCGATAGCAAAAACTATTCGCCGCGGCCGCGCATTGCGTTAGGAAAGTTTGGTCTAACGCGGACGCTGTACCAATGCCTAGCCAATCCTCAATATTTGCGGCGGTAATCCACGTGCAAACGGGCGCATAGGTAAGGGTTCCGTATGGTTGTACCGCGCTTCGTTCTACTGTCTCGCCGGCGTCGTAAAAAAGAATTTGGTTAGCAATCGGGTAGGCGGGGTCTTGCACTAGGTCGCCTTCACCCGTGACGCCCGTAAAAAGGTAGGGCGGTAGGGCCGTTACGACGTGCGTACCGTTCATTCCGTGACCCAAACCCGTAATAGTTACGGACTGCCCTACCTCAATATCGGACGCGGTTAATAGTTGAACTACTACGTAGTCGTCTATTCGTTGGTGGTGCGTAATGCTGTAAACCGCCATAGCGGTAACCGCCTTTTAATTAGGACTTGAGAAGTTTTACGAACTTCGTCGCGTCTGCCATAAATGCGGCGGCGTAACCACGGAACGAAATGGTACGTCCCATTACTTGTGGTACGTCAATTGAAAGCGCGCCCTTCATTTGTTCGTAGAACTCGAACCCTGCGGCCGCGCCTGCGGCGTGACCAATAACGCCTTGCAAACTGCCTGCGCCTGTACCGCCGGCAATGTTCTTATCGACGACAAGGTTTAGGCCCAATGGGTTACCGTTCCACGTGTTCGCCTGTTGTGAACCGAAAGCGTTCATAGGCGAAACCGACGGAAATACGGGGCGTCCTGTGGTGTCTACCAATTGGCCCAATTTTGCCCACGTTACGGGGTTCATTACCCAATGGGTAGGCAGATAGTTTGAGTTAACCGAAATTTGGTAGGCGGCTCCGTAAATGGCGGCAATCCAATCGGCGGGGTCGGACAAGTCGGTTACGGTTTCGGTTTGTGTGGTTCCCGCTACGAGTTGGTCTACTGCGTAGTTGTCGGTCGCTTGACCGTATGCGATAGCCAACTGTTCGAGAATGATGTTGATGGACGCGGGGTCTGACCAATCCAAATCCTGTTCGGAAACGGTGACGTATGTACCGAAACTAAGTTTGCTTACGTCATTGTTTGCCACGGTGACGGTGGACGGGTCGAGAGTGTTTAACTGTCCTGTGGGCTGTTGTGTGACGACGGGGCGTACTGTCAACACGGGGCGACGGAACGTAGCACCTGCCGACGGCATTGCCTTAGTGCCAATAGCACTAACGAACGGACGAATAGGGTTAAGCGAGTCGTACACGCTACCCGTAATAATTTCAGGCAAAATGCCGGGGGTGTCGGCGGTGGTGATATTTGGCGCGGCGGCCGAAATGCGAGCGTTAAGTTCTGCGAACGCGCTAGAACCTGCGGCGAAAGCCACCATATATTCGGCGGGGGTTGGAAGTTTTGGCGCGTGGCTACGTGCCTGCGCCCACAATGGCGTTACGGGTGTAGACGCTTCGACTGTTGGGGTTTCGACGGGTTCCATTTCGGGTGTCTCCTCTTTGGGTTCTGTGTTGTCGTGGCCGTCGTCGGGTTCGTCCTGTTCATTATTATTACCCGCTTGCGCGGCTATTTGGTGGATACGTGAAGTCTCGAACGCCGGCAATGGCACTACGGATAGTTCGTCCCAACGGCTAGCGGTCACGACCATTGTGCCGTTTTCGTCGTATGTGTATTCGGTTGGGATTACCCCAACGGATACGGCGTCTAATACGCCGTCCATAGCGAGCGTTAAAACTTCGTTGCCTGCGGGGGTGTCACTAATGCGAGCCGCGAAATACATACCCGGCGCTTCTCCGTCTAACACTTCGACGCGTTCGGTTACTACGCCGATAGGGCGCGCGGTGTCGTGGTATTGCAAAAGTTTCGGGGCGCGACCGTCGGTAGGTAGCGAACCTTTAGCGAACTTAACGCGGGTTCCGTCCATAGTCACGGCTTCGGGGCCATATGGCGCGGCGAGTCCCATAATCGTACGGCGGGGGGTTCCGTCGGGTGCGGCCGCGTCAATAGTGAACGCGTTAGGGGTGAAACGTAAAATTTCCATTAGTCCATTTCCTCGGTTTCTGTTGGTGTTTCGTTGCGTGTTTCTACGACTTCGGTATACGTGCCTTCTTGCTGTAGTTCCTCTAGGTAACTATCTACGTCTAGGCGTACGAACGTTCCGCGCGGTAGCACATTGTCGGCACTCATTGTTTCGTTCCAACATTGAATAAAGTTTTTAGCCGCGAATAGGTATAGGTCTTGTTTCGCTTGCGTTGCGTTCGAGTATTGGTAGCCACCAACGGCGACGCCCGCAAGATATGGCGGAATATTCGCGACGCGCGCAAGTTCTAACGCTTGAAATTGTCGACTCTCAACTAAAAGCATTTTGTCGGGTGTAACGGTTGTTGCTTCGTACGTTAAAAATTCATTTAGGGCGGCCGTTTGGTTTGTTAAACGTGCTTCGTTGAACGCTTGCGCCATTTCGGATAGTTCGGCGGGGCTTAACGGTTCGCCGCCCACTTGCCGCAATACGCCCGCCGGTATGGCCGAGCGAGCGTTGCGTTCTACCGAGTTTTCTAACGCAAGCGCGGTATTTATTGCGCGTTGCGACATATAACAAATACCCTGAATAGGGCTTAAAAATTGGATTACGTCGCGGCTGTCTAGTGGTAGTCCACTAAAGAAAATTTGGTTACTAGGGCCGAACCATACGGGACCGCTTTGGTCGGACGTGGTGACCATTGCGGCGGGTAGCCGTGTAAACGACGCGGGGAACCCGTCCTGCGTTCTGCTTTGTACGTGCCAAAACGCGCGACCATAAAAGAATAAGTCGTCGAATGTCCACGACATAATAAAGTTATTTGTGACGGTTGGGTCTAGTCGTCGGCCCCAACTACGGGGCGCAATTTCGACGGGTTCCATTTCCTCGCCGTTCCATTGTTCACGGTAAAACTCAATAGGTAGGCAACCGAACATAGACGCGATTAGGTCACGTGCGCGGGAAATTGTCGGTACGGACATTGCGCGGGCGCGGGCGTCGCCGTCAAGGTAGGCGTAAAAGTTGCCAATTTGTCCCGCGCCTGCGTTGTAGCCTACGGCGGCTTTTACTTCGGGTTGGGCCGACGTCGCCATAGCCGCGGTTTTGTTGCGCGTAAAAATTCCCATATAGGGGAAGTGTACGCCAATAGTGGCGGCTAATGGGGGAACGCCCGTAGCCATTCCCCGACAGAACGACTACGGACGCGACGCCATACTAGCGTTACACGACTACTAGGGTCGGTTTCGTGCGTTGTTGTACGCGTGACGCTTGCGCGGCGGCGAATACCATACAACGCGCTAACTCGATAGGGCCGGGGCTACGTGCCGAACTAAGAGATACCGACCCGTTCGTTTTGACCATTACGGCGCGTTCTACGTGTTCGGTTAGTTGTAGTTCGCCCGTGTGTGTTAATCGGCCTTCGGTAATCATTGCTCGGACGGGTTGCGTCCATTTGCCTAACTCGCGGTAGCCGACAATGTTCCTACGGCGTTCCCATTTTGGCGGGCACGATAACTCCATAGACGGCGGGATAGATAACAAAAGTTTGGGGTCGTTGGTTAATAGGGTTTCTATTTGGTTCCAACACGCGGCCAAATTGTCTACCGTAAATGCAATAGTTACCGCTACTTTGTCGCCGTTTTGTACGGCTCGAACGCCCACATAATGCGCGCTATCTACGGAACTATCCACGGCTAAAACGCCGCCACTAGGTAGCGGGTCGTCGCTTTTAAGACTGTCGAATAAGCCGGGTTCTAACCACCCGTTAGCGGCCGACGTAAAAAGGTTGACCGACGAACGTAAAAACGCTTGCCGGTTAGGTGCTTTTGCTTCGGCCTCTAAAACAGATACGGGCAGTAAATAACCCATAGACGGGTTCGAGTATTGCCACGCCTCAACGGATAGCGGGTCTAACCCCGACGGCGGCGACCATTCCGCAAAATACATAGGGCCGATTTCGCCCGCGTCTATCTGTCGTAAACCTTGCGAACGCCACCTAATCATTGCGGTAGACGCTTCTGTACCCGCCGTAGAGAACATAAGACATAACGGGTTTTTACGGGCGCGTTGCGTAGGTAGTAAACCTTCGTCGATAGCGGCCTCGGAAATACTCCAAATTTCGTCTAACAAAACTAGGTCGGCGCTGTAGCCGTGTCCGGCTTGCGGGGTGGCGGCTCGAACTAGCCACCTATGCGGCCCGGTAAGTTCGCCCGTGTCGGGGTGCGGTACGTGTACTTCAAGTTCGTTACGCCCGTATGACCACGAAACCTTAGCCCCGTATTTAAGTTCCAAAATTGGGGCAAGAAACTTAAACATAGAAACCGCTAGGTCGAGTTTGTGCGCGACACTTATAACCGTTTGCGGGGTTCTACGGCGCGGGGCCTCAACCGTTAAGAAATGCCCTAAAACGCTAGACATTAAAAGGCTTTTACCATTTTGGCGCGCCACGGAACAATAGCCAATACGCCGTAGGTAGTCGCCGTGTTCGTCCATAGCGGTAAACCCTGCGGCCACTCGAACTTGCCACGGCAATAGGTCTACCCCTAGTACTTCTTTCGCAAACCCAACTATTTCACCCGCCCGCGTTTCGGCCGCGTCTGGCGTAATCGTTTCTAGTCGGGGCTGTTGGTGGCCGGTTCCGACCACGTTCGGTGAGTTTTGGGATATAGGAATTAAAGCG